GCCCGGTCTTGACGCCTACAGTGAAGTACTCGCCCCCAGTGCCTACGCCTGCGCGCTGCCGGCTCTTGGTGTTCGCTCTGCGCGTCACGATCTGCGAGGCCATGAACCCCGATGCTCTCGGCGCCCGGTGCCTGGCGTCGTCCCGGATGACATTGCCGCCCTTGCGCATGCCGGCTTGCACGGCTCGCCCCTGGATCGCCTTGGGCGCCTCCCTCAGTGAACGCAGGAGACCGTCCAAGCCATCGATCTTCACCTGCTCAGCCATCGGACACCCCCGCGTCGACCATCAGTGTGAGATGGCGGCGTGCCGTTGGGTCCGGCAGTACCGCGCGAATCGCGTACACCTGCCCATCGAACAGAACGCGCATCGTGGACAGCACCCCGGGCACGTACGGGATCTCGATCCGCGCGGTAACCTCACCGTGCTCAGCCGTGGCCGCAGTGAACTCTCGGCCCGACAGTGGCACCACTTCTGCCGGCACGTCAGCCCGCCATCTACGCCATTGCTTCGTGTCCCCGCCGAGCGGATCACGCACCGGGCCGTAATCCTGCAGCTCGATGCGATGCCGGTACTTGCCCGCCCGCCTCATGGCAGCACCCGCCGGTAGGGGAACATCAAGCGGTCCAGTGTCGGGTTCTCAGCCATCTGCGTGCCGGCCACCACTGCCTCGCGGTTTGCGTACAGATCACCCAGGAGCAGCAGCACCGCCGCGCGCAGCGGCCCCGGCAAAGGGCCAGGCGTGGTTGTGAACTTCACCGGATAGACGCCCGGCTCACTGTCGAGCGTGGCCGGCTCGATCGGCAGCGGAGAGCGGCCCTCACCGATCGGCGTCCACTCATAGCTCGCCGCTGCCAACGCATAGCCCGTGGTGCGCTCCACCGACTCACGGGCGGCCGTGATGAAGGCGCCGATCAGCACGTCGTCAGCATCGTGGATGACTACCAGGTGCGCCTTCGCCTCGCTCAGCGACACGGGCTCATCGGCCGCCGGGGTCAACGTGCGCAGCATGGGTCATTCCTCCGGCGTGGCCGCCTTGATGGCGGCGGGGTGAGTGTCGATCAGCCCGCCAAGGCGCAACGCTTCAGCGTGAGCCGCATTGACCTGGATCACCTGCCCGACCTTGCCCAGGTGGTTGTCACTGAGCACCAGCGCCGGCACGGTTCCGTCATCCGGCGGAGCCAGTTCTTCATCCGATGGCGGCGCGTCGTTGTCCGTGTCCACGGTGTCGGTCGCCCGGCTGTCTCCGCCTTCATCCGTCTCCGGATCACCGACGGCGGCTGCCGCGTCAGCGTCGGGGCTTTCGGCGTTCGGCTGCTCGCCCTGGCCAGCCGCTGCGTCCACTACCGCAGCGGGTGCTTCCTGCGCATCGAGCGGACCGCCAGCCGCAGGCGCTGGGGTGTTCTTCTGCTTTGCCATGATCGTCTCCAAGGGACGCCCGCGCTGGGGCGCCCCTCCGTTCGTGGGCCGAGGCGTTTAAGCCGCGGCGCCGTGCTTGAAGGTCTTCACCGCGCCGCCCACGTCGACCAGGTTGCCGCCAGAGCGCATCCAGGCCATGAAGCCCACCTGGCCCTTCTTCACGTAGGCCGAGTCGTTGAAGCGGAACAGAGTCACCGCCATCACGTCGCGGATCTTGTAGTAGCTGAAGTCGCCGAACGCGATCGACGTTGCTCCGGCGGCCGGAACCGGGGCGTGCTGGTTGATCTGGATGTCGCGGTTCAGCAGGCGATCCGGCGCACCGCCCGGATTGCCCTGCTCGTAGCCCGGCACAAAGATCGGCCGACCCTGGTCGTCCTTCACCTTGCGGATCAGTTTCAGAATGTCGTCGTGGAACATCCACTTGGCCAGCTGCCGATACGCCCGATCGACGCTGTGCTCCAGGTCGACCAGATCGTCGTAGGTGACGATCGGCAGCGCCGAGACGGCGCCAATCTTGCCCACAGTCGCGGCGGTATAGGCGCCCATCGGCTGGCCCACTCCGGTTCCGACCGAGTAGTGGCGGTTGGTGACGCGGCCCAGGCGGGTCTGCAGGCGCTTCTCGATGAAGCCAGCGATATCGGCGGTGCTGTCCTGCAGCAGCTCCCACGGCACGGTCACCACCTTGGAGCTGTACTTGTACACCTGCAGACCCTTGGTGCCGAAGGCCACATCCTGATCGGTTGCGGACTGATTCTCGGTGACCAGCTCACCCTCTTCGGAGGTGCCATCGCTGGTCGGGTACTGCATCGGCTCGCCGCCGGCAGTGCGGAACACGTCGGCGACCTGGCGCATGCCTCCGAACGCCTTCAGGGCATCCAGGATCTGCTCGGCCAGCGTGGTCGGAACGGTGTAGCCGCCCTGTTCCGGATTGACGGCCGGGTTACCCGACATGGCCGCGTTGACCTGCTTCCAGTCCTCCGCGCTCAGCGCACCATCGCCGCCACGCGCCCAGCGGTCGAACAGGCGCTCCTCGTTGGAGAGGTCGCGTCCGCCGCGGTTGGCGGTGTCGTGTTCACGCACGCCCTGCTCGCGCAGTGCCTCGTCGGCCGTCAGGTCCATGACCTTCTGATGACGCTCGATCGCCGCGTCGATGCGCTCGATCTCGGCGATGTTGTTGTCGTACTTGGTCTGGTTCTCCGGCGTCCACTTGTTGCCGTCACCGGTGCTGGTATCCAGCAGATTGCGGGTTTCCTTTGCCAGCGCGGTGCGGCGCTCCCGCTCGGCCTGAATGTTGAAGGGCATGGGCTATTTCCTCGTGTCGAAAAAAAACCGCCTTTCGGCGGTCGGGATGAACTGCGGGCGGGAGTCGCTTACGCAGCGGGGCGTTCCAGCAGCGCCAAGCGGCGCGACAGGTTGGCTTTGTGGGCCGCGGCGGCTGCGCCGTCGTCGGGATCGGGCTTGCAGCTGGCCAGGGCGGCGGGCGCGTTGTCGTAGGCAGACAGGTCCCAGGTGTTGGATGCCTTCTTCTTGCCCACGATCTCCACCACCTCGTCTGCGAAGCCGTGTTCCTTGGCCTCGTCAGCCGTGAACCAGGTCTCTTCGTCCATCCACTGAACGATCTGCGCCTGATCCTTGCCGGTGCGGCGGGTGTAGTCACCAGCCAGGCCAGCGTCGATCTTGGACAGCAGCTCGCCAGTCTTGGTCATGTCTGCCTTGTTGCCGACTGTGATGGTCCACGCGTTGTGAATCATGAACCCGGCGCCCTGGCTGATCTCGACCCTGTCGCATGCCATGCAAACCCCCGTCATAGCCGAGGCGGCCAAGCCATCGATGTGGGCGATGACCGTTGCCTTGTGCTGGGCAATGGCGGTCATCATCGATCGTGCCGCGAACACGTCACCACCGGGCGAGTCAATGCGCAGGTGGATCACGTCCGCATCAATGCCAGCCATGGCCTGAGCAAACATCGTTTCGTCAATGTCGCCCCACCAGCCGCCGATAACACCGTGCAGGTAGATGGTCGCCTCCTTGCCTTCGGTCTCGGCCCGGATGGGTTTGGACTGGCCGGCGTTATTCTTGGCCAGCTGTAGCAGCTTAGGAATCGGCATCTTCAGGGTTCCTTTCAGGGTCATCGCCGTCCGGCTTAGCCGGTGGCGCAGGGTCTTTCGGTTGGTAAAGCTCGTCGCCGCCCTCGATGGGGGGCAGGTTCTTGAGGCGGCGGACTTCGTTCACGACCATCCAGCCCTTAGCGCCAGGGCCACCGAGCGCTTTGCTGAAATACTCGGCCTGCGTCTTTGAATCACCGGCCATGAACATGTCCACGTTGTGCTCAACGAAGTAGCGCGGCGTGCGGAACAGCTTGCGGTTCAGTTCATCCTTGATCCGCTTCAGATGCGGGCCCAGCGTGTACTTCACGAAGCCGGTGCCCATGGCTTCGATGCCACTGCCCCAGCTGGTGGACTTGCTCGTCTCGCCGATCATGTGTGGCGGGACGCCGAAGGCGCGGGCCACGTCGATGACCTGCCACTGACGGGACTCCAGCAGCTGCTGGTCGACCGCTGACATGGTCAGTTCGTGAACCTCCAGCCCCTCGGTCAGAACCAGCGGAATGCGACGGTTGCCCTGCACCCCGCCGTACTTCTTGACCCAGGCGTCTCGGAAATCGTCCTGCTGCGCGGTGGTCATCTTGTTCGGCGTGCGGATGGCCACTTCGGGCTTGCCGCCCTCGCTGAAGAACTTGCCGGCATGCTCGTCCCCTTGGATAGCGATACCGATGCCGTTCCGCGCGCCCCACTGGATCACCGACATGCCGTGCACGCCGTTGAAACCGAAGCCGGGGAAATGGAGCACGTCGTCCTGGTCAACGGTGAAGTACCCGTCAACGTCGTGGAACGTGTACTGCAAGCGTGTCGGTTCCCGTGGGCTGGTCTTCTCCTGCTTGAGGATCATCACCCTGTCGCGGGGCCAAGGAATCATCCCGGTCGCCACGCCGGCGCGGTTGCGCGTCATGTACACCACGCCATCACCGCGCAGCAGCATCTGGCCGACGATGAATTCCCAGCCGGTTGCGCTCGACCAACCGGAGGAAAACTGCTCGTTCAGCAGCCACCAGTAATCGTGCTCAGCCCGCGTGCGGTGCCCATCCACCCGCTCGAAGACGGGTAGCGGCAGCTGGGAGATCGCACCAGCAAGCAGCGAGACGGCAGCGAACACCGCCGAGACCCGCATTGCCGATTCCGGGCTGACGACAGCGCCGGAGGCCGTCGTCGGGTTCCCGAACACCTCGAACATGCCCATGCCGGAGGACTGGATCACCTCGCCGTCGACCAGGTTGCTGATCGTCGGCTCGATACGGTCGCGGGCATCGGCCCGCCGGTTCTTCTCGAATAGTCCGAACATCAGTCGATCACCACGAAGCCTTGTTGGGTTGTGCCAGTGTCCCGCGCCTGCATGGCGCGGCCCATGGCCATGATCAGCGCCACCGCGCCGTCGATCTTGTTTTCCATCTTTTCCTTACGCGGATAGACGTGCTCCTTCGCGTCCACCCTCGCCACGACATTGCCCATCATCCAGGTCATCGCCGCATTGCCGTCGTGCCACAGGCGGCGCGACAGGATCAGCGCCTCCACTTCCTTCATCGGCTCAGACAGGTTGCGCACGGACTGCGCCATCTCGACAACCGGCAGGCTCTCCTGCTCCAGACGGGTCATCAGATACGCCGCCTGGGCCGGATCGAAGGCAATGTCCTGCACATCGATGCCTTGCGCCGCAAGCTCCTTCAGTTCCTCTTCGATGAAGGCGTAGTCGGTCATGTTTCCCGGCGTGGCCACGATCAGGTCATCCAGCAGGAACTGCTGGTACTTCTCGTTCTCCTCCACCGCGGATTCGGGAACATAGAAGCGCGGGATGGCGTAGAAGCTGTCGCCCTTCTCGAACAGCAGCACGACCGCAGCCACGTCCAGCTTCGACGCCAGATCGACGCCGACCCAGCAGGGGCATCCAGCAAAGTCCGAGATCTCAAACCGACGTTTCTGCCTCTGCCAGGCCAGCATGTTCATCCATGCCAGCTTGGCGCCCACCCAGTCGTTCAGGTGCTTGGTGCGATACGCACTTTGCTTGCTGGCAGAACGCTTTGCCTTGGCCAACATGTCCAGCAGGAACTGCTCAAACACCGAAACCCCGAAATTCGGGTTGGCCTTTCGCAGCACCTCCGGATCGTCCCAGCGGTCGCCCTCGTCAATGCAATAGATCGCGGCGAACACCGTCTCGTCAGTCACCTCCCCTCGCAGAATGCGAACCGCATCGCTCCGCATCTCGAAGCACGGGCCGGACAGGTTGGTCCCCGCTGTGGTGATGATCGACAGAAGGGGCTGCTCGCGCGCGCCCATGCCGGTTTCCATGGCATCGACCATGTGGTCGTCGTCGTGCTCGTGGTACTCGTCCACAAGCGCCGCGTGCGGGCTGGAGCCGTCGCCCGGCTTGCCGATCATCGTCTCGAACTTCGACATGTCCTCCATGACGAAGAGCGGGCCGGGGTTCTTCGGGTTGCCGGCCTGCTCGATACCGAACCGCGAGCGCAGCGCCGGCAGCTTCTGCACCATCTGCCAGGCCGGGCGGAACACCTCGTATGCCTGTTTCTCGCTGGTAGCGCCTGAGTACACCTCGGCACCGGCCTCACCGTCGGCACAGAACAAGTACAGGCCGCGCGCGGCCAGCCGGAGCGACTTGCCGTTCTTGCGGGCGATCTCCTCGTAGGACCGGCGGAACCGCCTGTGCCCGGTCTTCTTGTGGACCCAGCCGAACAGGTTGCACTCGATGAACCGCTGCCAGGGCTCCAGCACCAGCAGCTTCTTCTGCGAAGCCCACTTGCCTTTGGTGTGCGGCATCTTCTCCATGAAGCGCACCGCACGGTCGGCCTTGTCGGCGTCGTACTTGTAGGGCCAGTCGCCCCCCTTGCGCTTCAGGTCATCAAGGAACCGCTGGCACGCCAGCCGGATGTATTCGCCGGCGATGATCTTCCCAGCCGTCACGCCCCTGGCGTAGGCCTTGGCTGATTCGGTGGGCGTCATGGATCAGAACTCGTCGAATGGGTTGCCCTCCGGGGTCTTCTCGGTCCCCAGCTTCTGGCGGTCGGCCGGGGTCAGCCCCAGCCGCGCCAGGCAGCCGATCAGGTGGGAGTACTTGGCCGCGACGAACTCGCCGCGGTTGGCACGGAACTCGGCAAGCAGCGAGGACGCCACTTCCATGATGAAACGGTCGGCGCTGGTCAGCACGCCCGGCAGGGCGCACTTCTCCAGCTCCTTCCACACCTCGGCGACCTCGCCGGGCAGATGGCTTGGCACCTTGCCGAGCGGCTTGCCCGTCTTGGGCGCTTCCTTCTTGTAGCGCTGCGGGTCCTTCTTGGTCGCGCCCTTCAGCTCGGCCAGTTCCCTCGGCTGTCGATGGCGGGCCATCGGACCTCCCAATCCTGAAATTCAAATTCTGCGGACGCGCGAAGAAAGGGGGGCGCGCGTATCGGCCGAGGAGGGCCCTCAACTTTGACCCTCCCCCCTCCCCTTTCGTTCAGCTTTCTGTGGATAACTTCCGATCCGTTCAGGTTCGCGAGGCTCGCTCGCTCCCCTGCCAAACCCGCCGTTCTCCCGCGCCGTCTTGGCGCTGTGGCATGGCCGGCACAGCGGCTGCAGGTTGCTGTCGGCGTGGTTGGCGTCGTCACCATCGATATGGTCGACCTCACTGGCCGCCCGCACCTTTCCCTGCTCAGCACAGCATCTGCACAGCGGCTCACGGGCCAGCACCACCGCACGGATACGGCGCCACAGCGTGGAGTTGGTGGGCAGCGCGCGGCGTGCCTGTCTCTTGCGCACCTGGGCGCTGGTTTCCTTGTAGGGGCGCCAGCCGGCCGCGCGGTGCTGCGGTGGCCTGGTGGGCATCAGTAGGGATTCCCGTCCAGGTCAAGGCGCGCAGGCTCGGCACCTTCTTCCTGCACCGGCGCGCCGGCCTCCTCACCCAGCAGCTGGGCCACGGCCTGCACCAGCAGCCCGTTGTGCATCGCCAACTCGCCGATCTGCTTGCCCTGTGTCTCGATGGCCCCGATCAAGCGATCGATACGTGCGTCGGTGCTGCAGTCAAGGCGAGCAGCCAGGGCTGCATCGGCAGCAGCGCGCGCAGCCCGCTCGGTGGCCAGCTCAGTGGCCAGCTCAGTGGCCAGCGCCTCAATCCGTGCAACGTCCATCAGCAACCCTCGTCGTTTGCAGCACTAGGCCGCGGCGTATCCACCATTCAACTCGGTTCCAGTCCGGCTCCATCCCGGTTGCCGGGGCGAACCACATCACTAAGGCGAGGTAGCAACGAAGCCACCACCGCATGCGTATTGCCGCGCGCACTGTCGAAGCCATCAGAACTCCTCCACTGCCCAGCCGCCGCCGTCCTTCTTTGGCTTGGCCTTCACCGCAATGAAGCGGAACGGGTACATCACCGCGGCAACCTTGATCTTGGCCCGCGCATCCCCCAGCCAGTAGCCCTTCACCTCATGGCACTCAATGACGCCATCGGCAGCCATGACCACGAAGTCCGGCGTGTAGAAAGTGTTGTCGGCAAGCCGGAGCCTCAGCCCTTCGAAGCGATGCCAGAGAATCTGGCCACCTGCCTTCATCGCATCTAGGCGAGCCTCATATGCCCTCTCGGTATTGTTGAGCTGCCCAGCCTTGAGCCTGCCTTTCGCAAGCATGGCGCGCATCCCGCTGTTCTGGGCCGCCTTCATTCAGCACCCAACTGCCGGATCTCGCCGAGCTGCTTATTGCACTGCTGCAGGCTCAGGATGTTGGCGTTGTAGGCCGACACCACCTTCTCCACGGACCGATCCTGCGCCCGGGTGATCGGACAGGGCGGGGTCAGTTCGGCCGGCAGCGCCACTGGCTTCTCCACCGTGACGTACACCACCTGCGGAATGTCCGGCTTGCTGGCCTTGCTGCAGCTGCCGAATCCGCACAGCGGCAGCGCCGCGGCAAGGATCACAGCAATGGGATGGCGTCGCATAGCTTCTGCTCCAGCTGTTGCCGGCATCCCGGCTGGTTCTTCGCGTCCTGCAGCGCGCGCTCCGCCGCTGTTGCCCGGCGCTTACTCTCGGCTGCTGCCGCCTCCGCCCGGCGCGCGGCCTCATTGGCTGCCGCTCGCTGCCGGGCCGCTTCATCGATCGATGCCTGGGCCTGCCGGTTCACCTCCTGCAGCAACTGGCCAGCGGCGGTGGCCGCGCGCAGATTCTCGGCCGCGTCAGCCTCTGCTGCAGCGCGCGCCTTGTCGGCCTTGGCGATGGTGGCCTGGTCCTTGGCGGACTGGCGATCTTCACCGCGCTGGCAGCCCGTCACGAACAGGCCGCTAGCCAGCGTAAGCACTGCCAGCAGTTTGAGCAGGTCGGCGTATGGTCGTAGTGGGTCCAGCATTGGGCACCTACATGAGTGGGTCGCCCTCCCTGGGGTACGCTGTGCGTGCTACCGACACAGCCCAAGGAGGGCAACATGGAAGAGGACTATCTGAGGGACCTTCGTGCGCTTATGCTCAGCGCGCGCGCCAGGGAGATCCGCGACAACACCCAGATCGCAACCAACCCAAACGACCTGGAAGTGATCATGTTCGCGGGGGAAGAACGGCAGGTTCTGACATTCGAAGCAGCCCTCAGGTATGCGATCACTGAACTACGGGACGCCCAGGCCTTGATTGAGCAGTACTCAGGCTATTAAGCAATTCAGTGCAGGGCGCTGCGCAGATAGTCGCTCAGCGCCCTGCCCTCAAACTTCTTACGTTCCGTCCGACTAGGCTTCATCAGCCAGTTCCGCAGCCACAGTCGCGGATTCCATTTGTCGTTCATTCCGAACCTCCCGCTCTTATCGTGTCGCTATCCGGGTCGAACGGCGGCGGCTCCAGGCCGGCCGCACGCATCAGCCCTTCGAGCCGGTAGATGTGGCGGATGAGCCGCAGCTCCCTGGCCTCCATGCGGCCAACCCGCTCACCCAGCCGGGTCACTTCCTCGCGCAT